GGGCGCGCAGCTTGAAACCGGAACCTTTGTTACCTCTTACATCCCCACAGTCGCATCCGCTGTGGCGCGCTCAGCCGACAGCGCAACCATGACGGGGACCAACTTCTCTAGCTGGTATAACACGGTCGAAGGCACGTTCAAGGTCAGCGGGGACACGCCTGCAATTGGCACGCGCCCCATCCTGTCCATCGACAACAACACCGCTGCCGAACAGCAGAAAATTTACTCCTTCGGCAAGGACACCGAATATCTCGTCGTGGACAATTCCGCGCCGGTCGTCAGCATCGGCGGCAACGACATCACCGCCGACACGGCGGCGGTTTACACGGCGGCTTACAAGCTGAACGACTTTGCTTTCGCGCTGAACAGCATTGACGTTCGCACGGAAAATACTGGGACTATTCCGACTGTTGACCGTCTTCGCATTGGGGCGGATCAGGCGGGCAATTATCTTAACGGTCATATTCAGTCGCTACTCTACTACAACACACGCCTGAGCAACAGCCAGATCGGAACGCCGGTCGTGCCGATCCCGACGCTGGTGATCTACGACAGGTTCAACAGCGCGGTCGAAAATCGCGCCGAACAATACATTGAAACGAGGGTATAGCGATGGCCTCCATCTACGACATGTCCGACCTGTGGGACAACGGCAGCACGACCTACACGTCCATCAAGATGAACGTAACCGACACGGCTAGCGCGTCGGCATCGTTGCTGATGGATTTGCAGACGAACACCGGCGGTGCTCCGACGAGCCGGTTTAGCGTGCGCCGTGACGGCTATGTTGTAGCTGCTAGTGCTCTGTTTGGGTCGGGGGCAAACGGGATTGGATTAAACTATACGACCGGCAGCCTCCTGTTCGGAGCATCAATTCGTCTGGAATGGGGCAGCACCGGAATAAACTCACCCGACCTTTTCCTCACCCGCCGTGGAACCGCAAACCTTCGTTTTGGCAATGTTGACGCAGCCGCTCCTGTCCCACAGACGCTTTCCGTGCAGAGCGTTGTGGCAGGCACGAGCAACGGCGCTGGCGCGAACTTTACGATCACCGGCTCGCAGGGGACGGGCAGCGGCGCGGGTGGCTCCATCATCTTCCAAGTCGCGCCTGCGAATGGTGGCGGCGGCGCAACGGTGCAAAATCCGTTGAGCACGGCGCTGACGATTAACAGCGCCCAGCAAGTTTCCATTCAGTCGGCGGGTACAGCCGCAGCCCCGACTTTGGTGTGGTCGGGAGATACGACGACAGGCTTCTACAAGTCCACGGGGAATATTGTCGATTTTTCCGCGGGCGGGGCGCAAGCAATGCGCTTCTCCTCAAACGGATTTTTCTTCACCACATCTGCTGGCAAAATGGTTGTCTCATCCGCAGGTGCGTTCGGGTTTTCCTCTGGTACGGCGGGTGGCGCTGGCGAAGACGTGCTTCTTGTCCGCGAAGCTGCCGCAGTAGCTGGCGTTCGCGGCGCAAACTCTACGACTGGCGGCGCGCTCAGCTTCATCGAACAAACCGCTCCCGCAGCCCCCGCTGCAAACGGCGTCCGCATCTACGCCGAGGACAACGGCGCGGGTAAGACCCGGCTGATGGCACGGTTTGCAACTGGCGCAGCGCAGGAAATTGCGATTGAGCCGTGATGAGACACATCGCAGACATACCAATCCAGAGGGGACCGATGCTCACCGTATCTTTCACACAGGATGAACTGACCGCCATCGCCAATCTGATGGACGTGGCTGTCAAGGCGTCTGGCATCCAAGGCGCTCGCGCCGCCCTGCCCATCATCGAGAAGCTGGAACGCGCCGTGGCTGACGCCAACGCGAAGAAGGAAGACACCGATGGCGAATAGTTACCAATGGTCCGTCACGTCCATGACGGCGTACCCGCAGTACGAAGGTCAGACGGATGTCGTGTTTCAGGTAGCGTGGGTGTGCTCTGCCACCGATGGCGTCAACAACACCGCCACTTACGGCTTGGTCGATCTGACGCTTGACCCCTCTGCACCCTTCACGCCTTACGCCGACCTGACGCTGGATCAGGTGCTGGGCTGGGTGTTCGGCAAGATTGGGGAAGAGGGCAAGGCGCAGGCTCAAGCCGACTGCGATGCGCAGCTTGCTGCTATGGCGGCCCCCGCGACCGTCAGCCCTCCTTTGCCGTGGAATACATCTTCTCCGGCCCCTGAGACGAGCGAATGATGTTCTGGCTAATCCTCCCGCTGTTGGCTCTGGCTGCGGCGTTGAGCGACGAGATTTGACAGTAACTCACTGTCAAGTATAGTGTAACACCGTACTGGTGCGGTTCACCAGGTCCGAAAGGAACACAAATGGACGAGAATATCCCAGCGGCTGACGCCGTGCCGGAACAGGCTGCTACGGCAGCGCCTGCTTCTGAAGTTACGACGCCGGAAGAACAAACGACGGAAGCGGCCAAGACTTTCACTCAGGAAGAGCTTGACGCCATCGTCGGAAAGCGTCTCGCAAGAGAACAGCGTAAGTGGGAACGAGAGCAAGCCCAGCGATTGGCTGAACTTCAGGCTAAACCGCCTGTAGCCCCGCCGGCCGCAGATGATTTTGAGTCAGCTTCGGCTTACGCGGACGCGTTGGCCGAGCAAAAGGCTCAGGAACTTCTGGCTAAGCGGGAAGCTGCCAAAGCGCAGGCTGAATTGCTTGACGCCTACCACGAACGGGAAGAGGACGCGCGGGCAAAGTACGACGACTTTGAACAGGTCGCCTACAACCCCAAGCTGCCTGTGACCGACGTGATGGCGCAGACAATTCAGGCGTCCGAGATTGGCCCCGACGTCATCTATTGGCTAGGGTCTAACCCGAAGGAAGCCGCGCGCATTTCCACCTTGCCCGCCATCTTGCAGGCGCGAGAGATTGGTAAGATTGAGGCCAAGCTGGCCGACAATCCTCCGATCAAGAAGACATCCACCGCCCCGGCGCCTATTGCTCCGGTCGCGGCTCGCGCAAGTGGATCACCCGCGTACGACACGACAGACCCTCGTTCAATCAAGGCCATGTCAACGTCGGAGTGGATTGAAGCGGAGCGGCAGCGACAGATCAAGAAGCTGGAGGCTCAACGGCATCGCTAAGTCATTGAAAGGACTAGCACAGTGGCAAACTCCCTTCTTACTATTGACATGATTACGCGGAAGGCTCTGGAAATTCTGGAGAACAACCTCGTCATCACCCGCACGGTCAACCGCCAGTACGACGACTCGTTCGCCGTGGAAGGCGCCAAGATCGGCTCCACCCTTCGCATCCGTCTGCCCGACCGCGCTCTCGTCACGGACGGCGCGGCGCTTCAGGTGCAGGACGACAACGAGCAGTTCACCACGCTCGCGGTTTCCAGCCAGAAGCACATCGGCGTCAACTTCACGACCGCCGAAATGACGATGCAGTTGGACGACTTCGCAGAGCGCGTTCTCAAGCCGCGTATCTCGCAGCTTGCTTCGTCCATCGACGCGGACGTCGCCAACTCGTTCAAGTCGATCTACAACTCGGTCGGCACGCCCGGCACGACGCCGGCGACTTCGCTGGTGCTGCTCCAGGCGCAGCAGAAGCTGAACGAGAACGCTGCTGTCATGTCGCCGCGCTACGCGACGGTCAACCCGGCCGCTAACGCCGGTCTGGTCGAAGGCATGAAGGGCCTCTTCAACCCCACCGACACCATTTCCCGCCAGTTCAAGAACGGCCTGATGGGTACGGGAGTGCTGGGCTATGAAGAGATCAACATGTCTCAGTCGATCAAGCAGTTCTCGACCGGCACGTTCTCGCGCACGGCTTCGACGACTGTCGGCACGACCGTCTCTTCGCAGGGCGCCACGACCGTTGTCCTGTCGCAGGGCTCGGCCACGACCACCCTCAAGGTGGGCGACGTGTTTACGATTGCCAACGTGTTCGCCGTCAACCCGCAGACCCGCGAGTCCACCGGCTCGCTCCAGCAGTTTGTGGTTACGGAAGACACGGCTGGCGTTGCCGGCACGTTCACCGTCAAGGTCAGCCCGGCGATCTACACCGCCTCGCACGCCCTTGCCACTGTGGACAGCTTCCCGCAGTCCGGCGCTGCCGTCACGTTCCTCGGGGCCGCTTCGACGCAGTACCCGCAGAACCTCGTCTACCACAAGGACGCTATCAGCTTCGCCACCGCCGACCTCCTGCTCCCGCAGGGCGTCGATATGGCGTCGCGCCAGGTCCACAACGGCATCTCGCTGCGTGTCGTGCGCCAGTACGACATCAACAACGACCGTATGCCGTGCCGCATCGACGTTCTCTACGGCTACAGCGTGATCCGTCCGCAGATGGCCGTGCGTCTTTGGGGCTAACCTGACCCAGCCTCCGGCTAACGCCGGAGGCTCCTCTCATCCAGAAGGAACATCACTATGGCTATTCCGAATGGCGCCGGCGGCTATCAGGTCGGTGACGGCAATCTTGACCAGGTTCTGTTTTTTGCTCAGTCGGCACCCGACGCGCTTACGGGCGCTACGGTGACGGTGACCGTTGGCAATCTTGCCAAGGGCATCATCACGGTTGACTCGGGCGGCACCGACGCGGGCACGTACACGTTCCCCACCGGCGCGCTGATCGACGCGGCGTTCCCCAGCCTCAAGGTCAATTCTGGCTTTGACGTCAGCATCATCAACATTGGCGACAACGCGGCCAATGACGTGACGTTTGGCGCTGGCACGGGCAATACGATTGTCGGCAATGCGGTCGTGCAGGACGGCGCTACGGCGACGGCCAACACGTCGGCTGTTTTCCGGTTTGTGAAGACCGGCGACAGCGCCTTCACGATCTACCGCATCAGCTAAATCTGGCGGGCCGCTTTACGGCGGCCCACCTTTCTGAAAGGATGACCAGATGCCTAATACAAAGCCTGTAGGCGTTGCTTTCTCTGACCCCGATCTTGTGGCTGGCACGACCATCACGGGTGCGGCGATCAGCGGAGGCACGCTTTCTGACGCAACCCTTACGGGCGCCAGCCTGTCGGTAGATGTCGCTAAGCCGGCTGCGGCTGGCTCCACCCGCGCGGACGCGACGGCTATGACCGCCTCGTTCAACTGGGTGACGGCTGCGGACGCCACCAAGGGCGTTATCATTCCGGCCCCCACGGCTGGCCGCGTCATTATCGTCAAGAACGACGACACGGCTAACGCCATTCTGAAAGTCTATGCTCCGGGCAGCGCCAAGATCAACGGCGTCGCCGGAACGACGGCGTTCAGCATGGCGGCCAAGACCGCGTGCCTGTTTGTCGCCTACGACACGACAGATTGGTTCTCGGTGCCGCTCGTGGCGTCTTGATTTAACGGGCGGCCTACGGGCCGCCCCTTTTCCGGTGGGCCATGATTTACCTTAGACATCCCGACCACGGCA